ATCGATGCAGCCCATGACTCGATCAAGGGTAATAATACAACCATCAATATGATGATGGAAATCACTCCCACGCTTAATGTGGCTACCACATATACGGTGAAATTCCAGAATGGCATCAAACAAACAACAAACCATGTTACCCATGAGGGTCATACAGGCGTTGTTACATCATCCAATTTCACCTATCTGAGCCAAACATGTTTCTTTGAAGATGATGGAAACGGAGTGCTCCTTGTCTATACCCAAAGTGGTGACGTAAAGACGGTATTGAATTCCGCAGCAGGTACCGTCGATTACACTACGGGTTCAGTGGTTATATCATCGTTTACACCAACCGCAGTAGCCAATTCGGGTGTTTTGAGCTTGACGGCTTCACCTGCTAGTAAGGACGTGGTGCCTACCCTAGAGCAAATCGTCCAGTTCAAGAGTTCCGTTATCACATCCGTTGAGGATCGCACAGGTTAAACATGACAACAAACCAGAAAATATCGACGCTTGTATCGGAACAGTTCCCTCAGTTCATGCAGGAAGAAGGTCCTAACTTTATTGCGTTCGTAGAGGCTTATTACGAGTGGATGGAGCAAACAGGTAATGCAGTCGATGCAACCAAGAACCTGTTGAATTACCGTGATGTAGACCTGACAACCGATGCATACCTGAAATACTTTGAGGACGACTTTCTACCCAATGTCCCACGATCCCACCTTGCATACACACCTACCCTCCTAAAGAATGTTGCATCATTCTACCGTGCGCGTGGCTCTGAGAAATCCTATGAGCTCCTGTTCCGTATTCTCTTTGACGATGATGTGGAATTCTATTACCCGGGCGAGGATATTCTCCGTGCTTCTGATGGTAAATGGACAGAAGAGGTTGTTATCAGTATTGAGGGTTACCCTGGATCCGATGCTATCTTTGACATAACTGGTGAGAGTATCACTGGTGGTACCTCAATCGCAACTGGTGTTATTGAGAATGTATCTAAAATCCATGTTGGTGGTGCACCTCGATACACATTGATCATTTCACATAAGATCGGCACATTCCTTGCGGGTGAGACGGTTACGACGAATACAGGCTTTACCTTTGAAGTATTGTCACAGACAACCAATGCCGGTTACTGGATCGGGACTGACGGTTTCTTATCGTCTAACAAGTTCCTACAGGACAATTACTTCTACCAAGAGTATTCGTATGTTCTAAAGACTAACCAATTCGTGGACAGATACCGTCAAACGTTGAATAACATCGTCCATCCGTCTGGTACCGCCATGTTTGGTCAAGTCGTATCGACGGACGTTCTCGACTTCTCTGATAGCGTATCGACTAGCCTGTCGGACACACCAGAAGAGATCACCATTTCATTGCCGCCGCTATCGGTCAATACAGTAGGCTTCGGTTCAAATACCGCAGATGAAGTGATAACCATTCTAGAGTCCCGTCAAGACGACGCGGTGTTCGTTTATGACACAGCACATTACAGCGCGGTCGAAAACTTTGATTACATGCCGCTATCCGCTGGTGGTAACGTGGCTTCTAACGTTGCCAACAATATGATATCGTTCTATTCATCGTTTACAGTATTATCAAGATCAACAAGAACAATTGGTTCTATGGGTTCTACAACCGTGATGACGGGTACTGGTACTGCCTTTACCAATGATCTTGCTAACAATGACGTTATTCTGATCCGTGATACGGATGCCGTTCAAGCCGATCAGTTATTCACGGTGAAACGTGTGGTTAGTGATACGGAAATTCTATTGAATGCCATGTATGAGGGTACGCTTGCAACTGGTGAAGTATACAGCCGAAGTACCTCACGGATAGATATGTTCAATTACGGAGCTGTATCGAACACAGCATCGGTAACCTTACAGAATCACGGCAGTATTGCCTCTTATCCAACCGTCTACAAAGACTTTGGGTTCATTACCTGACATTAATGGGGGCAATATATACTATGGGCACGACTATAACGGTGCCAATTACTCTGAGGCGGCAATTGCTAACCATATGTTAGATAATGGGCATTTACCTGCAACCAGAGTTGTGAAATATGCTACTTGATAACTCCACTTCTTATAAATATATACACATAGAAGAGACATTTATGACAACAACAGAAAATAAATTCCGAAGAGGAACTACCGTCGAACACGCTGCCTTTACTGGCGCAATCGGCGAAGTGACCGTGGATACCACGTTGGATACTTTGGTAGTTCATGACGGATCAACCGCAGGGGGAATACCCGCTGCTCGAAAAGATGGTGTGGGTTCGCTTGTTGTTGGGAGTACTCCAGCGTCCGCATCGGCTACTGGTACCGCTGGAACTGTTGTTTGGGATACTTCATACATTTACGTTTGTGTGGCAACCGATACATGGCTTAGAGCCTCTATAGCTACTTGGTAAGGGAAAAGATAATGGACAAATATGAACAATTGACAGACGAAGAACTGGCTGATATGGCTAGACTATTGAATAAGACCGCCAACAAGAACATCAAAGCTTACATGCATTTGATTGATGGTGTGGACACTGAAATCAGTAGCAGGCAACAGAAAACACAAGTTCAAGAAAGTCCGCAGAACAATCTACAACTATTAACGGAAAATGGGTAAGAAACGATGGCTTCAATAGTTACATCAAAATTTAGGGTCTACAATGCCGACCAATTCGTTGAAGCATTGAGTGAGGCAGCGCCTTCATACCTATACATGTTTATTGGACGAACAAGAGCATGGGCTGACGATAACACGCCGCCAACTCCTGTGGATGCTACCGCAAACACGGAGTTTGAGCATTGGCGTGACATGATGCACATGAAGCGGGTTCAAGCCGCAGACGTATCAAAAGCTTCCGTCAGATATGACTGGACCACTGGTACGGTTTATACCCAATACAGCGACTCGGTTGACCTGAATACCGAAGATTTCTTTGTGATGACCGACGAATACAAGGTCTACAAATGCCTGTTCAATAACAGCGGCGCAGCATCAACCACAAAGCCAACGCATGTATCGACAACCGTAGCTGTTGACCCGGGTGATGGATATCTCTGGAAATACATGCTTACGATGGCGGCATCCGATGCTGTTAAGTTCTTGACCTCTGGTTATGTGCCCATTTCTACTCTATCGTCCGATGATGGATCGACTCAATGGGACGTTCAGGCAGCATCCGTCAATGGCGCTATCGACGTAATCGGCATTACCGCTGCTGGTTCTCAGAATGACAAAGTTCACAACGGGACATTCCAGAGTGTGGCTAATACTACACAGATGGTAATTGCCGCTGCGGCATCTTCAACTGACAACTATTACAACGGAAGTACCCTTGTTGTTACTGGTGGCACAGGCGTTGGTGGTCATAAAGCTATTGCGACTTATGCGGGATCATCAAAGACCGTTGTTTTGAGTTCTAATCTAGCCGTTGCTCCGACAGCCACTTCGACTTACGATATCGTGCCTACCATCACCATCACTGGCGACGGATCAGGCGCTACAGCCTATGCAGACGTGGTTGCAGCGGGTAATACCGTTTCAGCTATTACCGTTTCTAATCGTGGTACAGGCTATACCCGCGCGACCGTTGCGTTCACTGGTAATGGCGTTTCTGGTGTCACTGGTCAAGCATACGTTGGACCGCCTGGTGGACATGGTTCTGATCCAGCGCAAGAGTTGATGTCTTATAACGTGGTCCTTAATACCAAGTTCGATAAGTCTGAATCAGATGTCTTTACAACGGACAATAACTTCCGTGTGATCGGGTTGCTCCGTGATCCGCTGATCGCAAATGGTTCAGCGGCCACAGCGACTACATATGATCATACGGTGAATTTGACGATCACTGGCATTTCTGGATCATTCAGTGCCGATGAAGTCGTAACAGGCGGAACTTCCACAGCTAATGGTTATGTGGTAGAAGCCAACACAACCGTTGTGAAATTGACGCAAACAGATGGCACATTCTCAGTAGCCGAGACTATTACAGGTACAGGCGGAGCAACTGGTACAGTATCCATTGCTAATACTGGCTTACTCCTGAATAACTCTGGTGATATCATGTATGTGGAACACAGATCGCCAATTGCGAGAGCTTCCGATCAAATCGAAGATGTTAAACTTATCATCCGCTTCTAAGTTGGCATGTATAAATACTTGTGATGAATACAAGAAGGTATAACGAATGACTTTAACCACTGATTTCAATGTGGATCCATACTACGATAACTTTGATGAAGATAAGGATTTTCATCGGGTTTTGTTTCGTCCGGGTTATGCCGTTCAAGCGCGAGAGCTTACGCAAATCCAGACTTATCTTCAAAACCAGATGGCCAAGCATGGTAATCATATCTTCAAAGAAGGCACTATTGTTGCAGGTTGCGAATTATCACTTGATCTAAACTATACCTTTGTTCAACTCCGTGATGATAATCATGGTGGTGGTGACGTTACTCCATCTCTATTCTTGGCGAATACTGTAACAGGTAATACCACTGGCGTGACAGCCAAAGTTATTGGTTATGCAGACGGTACCGAAGCTGGTGCACCTGAGTATAATACTCTATTCATCAAATATCTGGCTGCTGGCTCTAATAATACCGCACAGATTTTCAGCGCGGATGAAGTCCTTACAAGTACCTCTGGTCTCAACGCCAACACAGTAGACACTACCACGCATACAGGTATTGGTTCTGCCGTGACGATTGGTGCTGGTATCATTTATGCTAAAGGCATGTTCATTAGAGTGGCGTCACAAACGCTGGTTCTCGACAAGTACAACAATGTTCCCAGCTATAAGGTAGGCTATACCCTTACCGAGACAACTGTTGACTCCACGACCGACGCAACTTTGCTTGATCCAGCTCAGGGATCGTTTAACTTCGCAGCCCCTGGTGCCGATCGATTGAAGATTGTAGCAACCCTTGCTAAGAAACTCCTCAATACCAATGATCTTTCCGACTTCTTTGAGTTGATGCAGATCAACGAGGGTACGGTTCAAGCTCGCGGTGATCGTACCGAATATTCTTCACTGAGAAAAGAGTTTGCCCGTCGCACGATGGACGAATCAGGCAACTATACGGTCAATCCGATGCCTATCAGGGTTCGTGAGCATCTTGATGATGGTACAAACCTGGGTTACCTGACTACGGCTAACGGTGGTGATAGCAACAAACTAGCTATCGGCGTTGAGCCTGGCAAGGCATACGTTCACGGCTATGAATATGAAACATTGATAACCGATTGGCTAACGGCTGATAAGGGCACAGACACAATCGAGGTTGATGCACAGCCTATTCCAGCCAACTACGGAAATTACGTCATTGTTGATGAGTTCTCAGGTGTCTGGAATGTGGGTAATGTCGCACAGGTATCCCTAAGAGATACTGCCGCAAACGGTGTCCAGCTTTCAACATACGGAAATACGGCGGCGCCTGGTTCTGAAATCGGAACAGCGTTCATTCGTGCCGTAGTTCATGAGTCTGGCACACCCAGTACCCGTTCGGCAACATATCGGCTATACCTCTTTGACGTTCAAATGACAAGCGGCACGTTTGGATCCGTTAGATCCGTATATCTCAATAATGCCTCTGGTTCCGATGCCGTAGCCGATTGCGTTCTTGAAAGCTCTGTTGCTGTTATGAAAGAGACTGGCTTTAATACGAGCGTATTCCATATTCCACAGAGTTATGTAAAACAACTTAAAGACGCCGGTGATGCTATCGACAACAATTTCCAGTTCTTGAAGGATGTGGATGTTTCGATCATTGCGGCAGGTACGTTTACGATCACAACAAGCGGCACCGAAACTCTACCGTATTCAACAGGCCTACTAAACGCCACGCAAAAGCTAGACGGCTTTGTGGTGACATTGAAAGCAGACGCAACCACAGCATCCTTGCCTGGTACCGCAGATATAACAGCGGCTTCTAATACGATTAACGGTATCGGCTCAACCGATTTCACTAACGACTTTGATGCAGGCGATCAGGTTTCTATTGGTGGTTCTGGACCATGGACAGTCTCTGCGGTTACCGACGCCAATACTATGGTCATTACGACACAGCCTGGCGTGACAGCCGCTAATACCTACACTAAGTTCTATCCAGCTGGTTATGTGATGGATATGGGTGGTACAGGAACAGACGGTTCTAGAACAGTCAATATCACAGGCACGACAACAGCCGACTTCGATCTCCAAGATACATTCAGTGCTGGCGTGGATGGTTCAGTCCAAGCCAAGTTGAAAATCACAAACGGTCCTCAACTGGACAAAGATTTGAAGTCCGACCGCTTTGTTATGTTTGATACGAGTTCTCATACGGCCAATACAGTTGGTCCTTGGGGCATGGGTATGTCCGATGTCTTCAACATTGTAGAAGTCAGAAAGAAATCATCAGCCTTCTCCGCAATTACTGAGGGTACCGATGTAACTACTCACTTCGACCTGAATACTGGTCAGAAGGATAACTATTACGATCACGGTCTTCTTGAACTAAAATCAACCTCTTCTTTGGTTATTACTTCGGGCGATCATATCCTTGTGAAGTTTGACTACTTTACGCATAATTCATCATCTGGTGTTGGGTATTTGTCTGTTGACTCTTATCCTGTTGATGATGCCAATACAAGTTCTACCACAATATCAACTAAAGAAATTCCGATCTTTACCTCACCAACAACTGGTGAACAGTTTGACTTGAGAGATTCGGTTGATATTCGTCCTATTAGAACAAACGTGGCTTCGGATCAGACGGCATGGGGTAGTATTACTTCAAATCCGGCTAACAGTGCCTCATTTGTTGTGCCTACTGGTGGTGTTCATATGGTGCCGCCGAATGAGGATATGACATACGATCTTGAATATTACCTCGGCCGTAAGGACAAAATCGTTCTTGACCTTGAGGGACAGTTTAAGATTTTGAAGGGTGTTCCCGCGCTTGTGCCAAGAACGCCTGAAGATATCGATTCTGGTATGTCTCTCGCCGTTGTTACCATTCCGCCGTTTCCTTCTCTCGCACCTAATGTCGCAAGAGATATTGGCCGTACTGAATTGTCCTCAACCATCAAGCAGATGGATAACCGACGTTTCACGATGAAAGATATTTCGGTTCTTGAACAGCGAATCAATAACCTTGAATATTATACCTCACTGTCACTCCTTGAGAAAGACACCGGGGAGCTTCAAATCCTTGACGGATCAGGCGTTGACCGTTTCAAAAACGGTATGTTCGTGGACTCGTTCACGGGTCATGGTGTTGGAGATGTAACCAATGTCGATTATGCCATTGCCGTTGATGAGAAAGAGCAATCAATCCGACCTCAGTTCAGCCTCAATAACGTTGAGCTAGATTATGATAGTTCTAATTCAACTAATATCGTAAGACAGCCCAACGATATCAAATTGACATATACGGCCCTTTTGGGCACGTTCACACTTGGTGAAACGGTTTATCAGGGTACCCTGGGATCAGAGACAGCCACTGGCGTTCTGGTTCATGACAATGTGGATATGATGTTTGTCGAGCAGACGACCCTAAACTGGGCAACGTCAACGACGGTTACAGGCGCAACCTCTGGTGCTACCGGCACCGTAACCGCAACTGAAACACCAACGAATGGCGATCTGCTAACCCTTCCATATGTCCATTCAGTATTTGTCCATCAGCCGTTTGCTTCTAAGACGCGAAACGCAACTGGCGAACTACAATTTAACTGGATCGGTACAATGACGCTGGATCCAGATCAAGATAGCTGGACAGATACGACACAGAAGCCAGATGTCCAAGTCAATTTCGATGGCAACATGGACGCATGGGAGCAACTCTCAAACGCATGGGGCACCCAGTGGAATGACTGGCAAACCAACTGGACGGGATCAAGTACCTCATCTGAAACAGCCGATGTCGGTATCAATCGTATCACGTTTGGCGGTTCAGGTCAGGGGTCTATCTTCGGTAGAACAGAGACCACGAGAACAACCACGACAACGCAAAGACAGTCCCGAACAGGCATCCAGCTTAACGTTCGCCCCGGTACACAAACACAGAGTATCGGTCCGAAAGTGGTTGATGTTTCGGTGGTACCGTTCATGCGCTCCCGCTTGATTGAAGTTACTATTGACGGCATGAAGCCTAATGCCCGAGTATACGCTTTCTTTGATGGTGAAGACGTAAACGCATATTGTGCGGAAGTTTCGGCATTTACGGCAGCTAATCTAAGAGCACCGTCTTATGGTTCAGCAATGACAACCGATTCAACTGGTAGTCTCCTTGCTGTATTCCGTATTCCCAATGATACCACACTTCGATTCCGTACTGGACTGAAAGTTCTCAAATTCACGGATAGTATAACAAACGTTACCACAGACGTTTCGTCTGCGGCATCTGCCAATTATAATGCCACTGGATTACTCCAGACCACAGAAAATACGATTATTTCGACCAGAACACCTAACGTAACCATAAATAGCGTTGGCGACACAAGAACAACTTCCGATGTTTCTGTGGTCACAACTTCTGGTGAGAGATTTGTTGGGCGTACTCCGCCAGCGACGGTAACGAATGTAACCAATGTGACTGCGGTTACAAATGTCCAGCGGATCGTAGACAATACCTTCCCAGTCCGCCTCCCTGACAATATCGAATCGTTCGGTAACAGATGGCTTC